CGCACCGTCCGTGTTTTCTCCATCAGGGCGAGTACCGCCTCCGCCGAGGCAGCACTTGTGCTGGAAGATTCCAACAATATCTATGAGATGGAAGAGATTCGCGTCAGGGCTACGGGAGATGCGGTAAGCCAGGTGGTGTGGCCAACTACACTGACGTACCGCATTGTCGCGGGAACGGCGCATGTCATCTTCTCCAGCGGAAGCATTCTATCCCCGATGGGAAACAACTATGCGCAAGTCGTAGCAGATATAGAAGTGCTACGCGGTTCTTCTGTTATCAATACGCTGCATAATCAGGTGATGGAACCAGTCTTCGCATCGGGTGTGCCGTATGTCACCATCGGAGGTGTATCCCAGCCTGCAGCTACCATTGTCTCAGATACTGAAATCCACGCCCCGAATTTTAGGACTACGGAGTTCAGTGGTTATACTTTTTATGTCCGTGGTACTTATGCAGGACTGGCGACAGACCGGCTGAGTGTTTATATCGGAGCCAATGCCGAACATTTCTTGCGATGGACAAATGATACCGTCAAAGGATACCGTATTGCCGTGGATGACGATGAGCTTAGTTATTCCGGCGGGACCGTCCATGTCTCCGGATATGTGCAAAAGGAGCATACCCCTTATAACTGGTGGGACAGTGGAGAGCACACCTACGGTGCTCCCGTCCCGTATGAGACATCGCAAGCTCCGACCGCGATAACGGTCTCTCCAAATACTGGAGTAAGCATCAGCGGCACGGCGATCACATTCCCTGCAAACACCACGACGGACGAGAAGTCCTACACCATATCCGCGACTTGGTCATCGTACACGAGGGTGGCATATGTGCGGGTACAGGGCACATCAACGGGGCGCACGTACAGCAACCTCGCCATCCAGTCGTACACCTACCCGACCTATGGAAGCGGAAGCAATGCCTACTCTATTCCGGCGGGTGGTGGCGGTGTCTATCCCACGATCACCGTGCGGGTGTATTGCTCCGTGAACGGAGATACGGCGAAACTGTTATCCGGGACAGCGACAGGTGGGGCACTTATTTGTGAGGTAAGCGGGGGCGGCATCAATGCCACAGTGTCCCTCTCATATTTGGATTATACGAACGGCTATGTTTCGGCGTCGTCTCGTGGCACGAACGAAGATGCAGACCGAACACTCGTAGCGTCTTCCATCCGGGTCCGTGCATCAATCGGGTCGTTGAGTGTGACATCCACATATAGCAGTATATATCAACAAAGGAACGAGAAATGGATTGCATCGGGCGATGAGGGGAATTATCAGGTGACGTCATTCTCCGTAACCCCGAAACTCAATGGCTCTGCTCTTCCCACATCCGGCAGTGCTTACACCATTGACACGGCAAACATCACACAAATAGCACTCGACTTCCGTGTCAGCGGCAGTGGAAGAACGGATAAGTACACCTACACCGCGTTGGATGAGAATGGGAACCATGTAACCAGCGGTGGTGAAGTCACGACAAACACAAATACCAAAGTCGAGGCAAGCTCTTTAACGAACCTGTCTGTAAGAGATCAGGATAATGTCAGCCTTACGGTAACGGACTTGCAGTTCAATGCGGATAACAGGCATCTTCTTTCACAAAGGACATATACCGTCAGCGCACGATATGGAAGCACATCATCCACTGCTACTGCTACTATTGTCCAAGTGGCGGATGAGAAGATAGCAGTCGGCGAAACTCCATTTGTGTTCATAGCAGAGGTTGATAACAGTAATTCGATATGGGCGGGTGGCGGAACAGCCGACTTCGTCGTGACGGCATATAGCACCTCGGGGACGCGATGGAAATCCGACGGCTCAATAGCCGACTCTACGACAACGCCTGTCGATAACACAGATGCGATTCTGCTTTCTCCAGTAGCATCATCCTCTGCGGCCTATCCACTTATCCAGCTCATAGCAACAGATACAGCCAGGCATACAAAGACCTTCCGTGTGTCGCACCGGGATATGACGACGAATGTCACGACGGACACACTGTCCGTGTCGGCATCCAACGGCTCTGCGCAAACGCAGACTCCGCTATCCTATTCCGCCCAGAACGCCCTGCTCGACACCATCTATACCGTAGATGACGATACGGTCATCTGGGGCGAAGAGACTGAACGGGATGTCAGCTACAGGGCGGCAATAGCTATCCGCAGAGCCGGAGGGACGGCAGACCCTACATTGTTCACACGCGATTATCCTGCGCTGTTCATCGGCGATTCGGCAGAGTATATCGCATCTGCCGCGCATACGCATCAGGTTATCCAGCGTGGTGCCGCCCGCCGCTATTCGTATAAGCACTATTCGTCCTGGAGCAGCGCGCATGACGACGACAGCCACAGGTTGCTTGTCGGGACGGAGGAGATCAATCCGCAGACGAGACTCATCAGCGACGAAACGGTATCAGACACCGTGTCCGTCACGGTCAACGTGCCTTGGATCACACTCAGCACGGCGAACGGGACAATCACTTTGGCGGCTCAACCCGAAGAAGGGAGAGTCCGTTACGGCAATCTTGTTGCTACGAACACATCAGACCCGGCATCGACACAGGCTTCCGCCACAAGGGAAATCACGCAGAATGCCTGGGCGAACCTCACGGCGACTCCGCTCGTCCCTCCAACCTTCGATTGGGAAGGCGGGTCTACGGAGATCACGATTACAGCGAGATACACTATGTTCACCATTGCATCGACGGGCGACTGGATTTTGCTTGCGATCAAGCCTTATCTTGCGGATGATAGCCAATATGAAGCACCAAGTGGTTCTTATGGCAATACCGGTGGCTCGCAACAATACACGCTGAAGGTGTCGGCTACGATCAATGATGAAGACCATAACCCTACCGGGTATACACATGTACGCATCGCCGGCGTGACCCTCACGCCAGAATATCCGGGTATCAGTACAGTGCGCATACGCCTTGAACAAGAAGCCTACGATGGCGGATTACCGACTAACGAATAAACAACAAAACTATGGCACATCTCACAGCCAACGACATGAACATCTATAAGATCGCACGGACGATAGGGCACGCCACACGCGACCTTGGGAAACTCTGCACGAGTGTCAAGAACAACATGTTCTCCCGCTTCAAACCGATGTTTATCCCAACGACCGTCGCGGACATCAAGCACCCGACGGCACAGGACTTCGCCGGTCAGCATTACGGAGTGTATGGCGCAGCGTACGAAATAGGAACGCTGTTCGCCCTGCAGAACGCGTGGACATACGATCGACCGCAATCTCCGTACCTTCGGAAGAAGGACTTCGTCGGATACCTTCACAAGGCTATCCCTCCGTTCATGCAGGCGATGGGTGCGGAGGTCGTGGTAGATGTGGTCCGGGATGATCCCGGTAGCTTCGGGTTCTACCTGTTCTTCAACGCCGGCCGCCTCGCCAACCGGAAGTTCCTCAAGGGCGGAGGCCTTGACCCGCAGGCCGCCCAGTTGGAATCCGGGGATGTGGCCTACAATGTGGCGGTCGAAGACCTGGTGTTCAACACCGGCGCATCAGAGGGCGTCTATAGCGGGTATGTATCGCTGCTCGACGGGAACGACCCGTCATACCTCGGCCTTGTAATCTTCAGCAGCACGGGGCAGTATAAAACCGAGCTCTTCGCCACCTCCGGCAACCATGTGCAGGAGGTGCCCACGGGGGGCACATACAGCAACGATATGTTCAGGATCAATCTCGCCCCGCTGGCCACCTCATCCAGCCTCGGGACGCTGCCCATCGGCACATACAAGGCCATCGCCTGCGCCAGGCAGGTGAACGGAGCGAAGACCTACTACCTGCCGGTGTATCCTACCGGAGAGTTCCCAGCGAAGTTCAACCTCGACATCGGGGGCATGAGCCGCTACAAAGTAAGTTACATCGGAGTCGGCGAATCGGCATCCGGACCGTTCGAGACATCGCTTCCCGTGAGCGTAACGACGAGCGATGTCTACATCAAGCTACGTCTGTACAACTATAGCGGCAGCCTATTGACACTTGCTGCCGACACGCAGAAATTCATCCTCAAGACCAGACTCGTAGGCAGAGTGACGCCAGGAAGCGGAGGGTCCTCTTACCCAGTGGACAGAACGGTTACCAGCGGGTCGTACATCGGCATAGGAACGGCGGTGCAGATCGCCGACGGCACCTTTGCGGAACTTGTCTACCAGGTTCCGAACATCTGGAGCGAGACGGGAGCGGACACCCCGCAGATCATAGAGGGAGGATCGCTGACCCTCACGCCGACGCTACGGCTGAATGGCGATGTCGCCTTCACGCCGACGAGCAGCTCCTACTCATCATTCACCGTCACTGCATAACACGAGCAACGGTTGCACGGAAACATGTAATTCGGGGATAAATGTGATGTGTTGCCGGGTGGCCGTTGCTTTTGGGAAATATAGACCATAGGGGCGCTTGTGCGTCCCTATTTTTATACCAGCAAACGAATCAACATGAACTGGACGAGTATAATCATCGCGGTCATTGGCGCAACCGGGTTCTGGGCGGTCATCAAGGCGATCGTCGACAAACAGAAAACGGCATATGACATGCTCATCTCAATGATCGATGAAGAGAAAGAGTTCTACAAGATGCGCAATGCCGAGTTCGAGAAGGAGAAACTCGACTCCGCAGAGAAGTCATCCGTCATCGCCAAGACCCATAAATGTGGCCACCGCTTCAAGGATCCGGACATCACCTGCCCGGTAGAGGCGGCGAATGAAGAGCGCCTGCAGAACCGTTGCGGGCGCTGTCAGTATAACCCAGAAACCAACGATGACACGAAATGAAGACGATAGACTCCATCATCATCCATTGCTCCGCTACGCGCGCCGGGATGGATGTCCGTGCCTCGGATATCCGGAAATGGCATCTTGAGCGTGGTTTCGCGGACATCGGGTACAATTATGTCATCGACCTGGACGGAACGGTGGAGGTCGGCAGGCCTCTCTCGATGAACGGCGCACACTGCCTCGGCTATAACGACCACTCCATCGGCATCTGCTATGTCGGCGGGTTGGACGCTCATGGGAACCCGCAGGACACGCGGACCTATGCGCAGAAGAAAGCCATGCATACCCTGGTGGAGAATCTGATGGATGCCTACCCGACCATCGTGAAGATCCTCGGCCATCGCGACACCTCTCCCGACCTCAATGGAGACGGGAAGATCAGCCAGAACGAATGGATCAAGGCATGCCCATGCTTCGATGTGGCGGCTGAGTTCCCGATGGCGCATTGCATAGGATAGACCTAACACTGTTGTGTTTATTATTTTCATAGTGTTTTTGTTTGGTAAGTGTGCGGGGACAGTCGTGAAGACTCTCCCCGCTCGTTGTAATGGAAATGGATAGAAAGACCCTCATAGTTTTCGTCATCGCAGGATTCCTCGTCGGGTTCCTCCTGGGGTTCTGCCGGCATAATCCCAGCACCGAATATGTGGAGGTGCTGCGCACCGACACCCTCACAGTCTACGACACGGTCCGTATAGACAGGCCGGTGTACATCACTCAGCGGGTGGTGGACAGCCTCCGTATCCCCGTGACGGACACGCTGCGTGTCCACGACACGGTTTATGTGGTCCTCGAGCGGGTGCAGCGCGAATACCGCGACTCGCTATATACGGCCTGGGTGTCTGGCGTAGACCCTGCGCTGGACAGCATAGAGGTCTACCAGATGACTAAGGTCGTGACGATCACGGAGACGGTGCAGGAGCCGCGCAAGCGGTGGGGTTTCGGCGTGACGGCTGGCTATGGTGCCGCCATCGGAGCCGACCGATCCGTCACTCTCTCGCCGTTCGTCGGGGTTGGCATTTCGTACAATTTTGTCAACTGGTGATTTCTGTTTTGTAACTTCGCGTACTTTTTGTACATTATTATAGTAGTGTGTGGGGGCCGCAGAGATGCGCGGCCCCTATTTTGTAAAAAATGAAAAAAGTTTTGCAGAATCAAAAAAGATTTTTAACTTTGCATCGTAAAACAAGAACAACAAACCACCACTACAATGAAAACGATCAAACTTATCTCCCGCTGGAACGACCAAACCCTTAAACTCCGCATCTCTGAGGAATCTTACACAAAACTTCTCAAATCGGATGACGCGATTATGCTCATCAACGAGGACTTAGACCGCGCACATTACGGTTATAAGCCGCGGTACATCTCTGAGTACCAGGCCAAGCGCGTTAACCGCTTTTTTGCGAAGGGCAATACCAACTACTTTAGCAGAGTTGAGTTTTAGCGATGAAAGGAGGGGGCGGCAACCCCGCCCTCATATATCAACCCATAAACACCACCACCACAATGAATATATACTACATTAAAATTGTGGCCGACGACCACTACCAGCGCGTAGAGTGCAGCGGCAACACCCCGGCGCTGCTGGAGGACGCAATCAAGGCAGCCGTCAAGGAGTTCTACAAGGAGGGCCATCGATGAGAACAAGAGAAGAAATCAAGGCCCGCCACAACGGGTGTGCTTACTGCCGCCGAATGGCGTGACGGAGAAACTTGCGACCTTTTTTGGGCCGCGCAAAACGATAAGCGATGAGCAAGGGGGGAGCAAGACCGGGCGCAGGGCGCAAGGCCGTGGACGGGAAGCGCGTGACCGTGACCTGCCGCGTGAAGCCAGCGACACGCGAAATCCTGCGCGAGATGCGGGCGGAGGGCGTGAGCATCGGCGACCTGCTTGATAAAGAAGCGTTCATTTGGAAAATTCGCAGAAACGCCGTATCTTCGTAGCGTCATAATTTCTTAGCGTCATAATAATGCTGGGAGCAGGGGGATTCCGCAAGGCTTCCCCTTTTCTTGTGTCGTGCCGGAATCGGACTTACATACAGCCTCTTCGCATTCTGATTGGGAAAGATAGACCAAGAACGGAGCCGCTCTTTGCGACTTTTGGAAAAAGTCACAAAGATCGATGATCAAAGCCGAACACCTGATAAAGCGTAACGCCACGACGGCGGACATGGACTCCGTCGCCCTTCGGCGGACGAAACTGCGCACCAAGGGTAAAGACCCCGACCTGCTGGTGCGGTGTGAAAGGATATGGAACAACCTGGACGAGTTCCGCCAGCAGCGGGCACGCGGGCACCGCTTCTACGATGGAGACCAATGGGGCGACCTGATCACGGTCAACGGGAAGACGATGACCTACCGCGAATACCTCAAGTCCACGGGTAACGTCGTCATCCAGACGAACCAGATCAAGAATCGCGTGGACACAATCGTCGGCCTGATGGTAAAGGAGCGCAACGAGCCGGTCTGCCACGCGATAGACCGTGACGAACAGCAGTACGGCGAAGTGATGACCGCCGCGCTGCAGGCGAACTGCGAGAAGAACATCATGCCCGAGCTCTATATGAAGTGGCTCAAGGAGCAGTGCCTCGGCGGCCTGTCGGTGGCATACGAGTCCTATGATGACCACCACGGCCCGAACCGGCGGCTGGACTCCTGGACGCAGTATATCAATCCGAATATGGTGTTCTTCGACGGCGAAGGCGTCGACCCGCGCTTCTGGGACTTCTCGACCGTTGGCCGGTTCTACTACGGCAACTTCGAAGATGTGTGCGCACAATTTGCCAAGAGCCCGGAAGACTTCGACATCCTCCGCCAGATATACTCCACGGCATCCGACGTGTTCAAGGTGGAAGATAACCGCGACTTCGAGAGACGATTCGAAGAGGGCGAGCTGACATTCATGCGGTCGGCGGATCCTACGCGCTGTTATGTGTGCGAGGTCTGGACGAAGGAGACGCGGGCGCGGATACGCCTGCACGACACGAATGCCGGTACGGAAGAGATCATCGATGCGGATGACCACGCGTACAGGAAGGAGATCCGTGCGGAGAATGAGCGGCGCAAGCGTCTGGCCCGGCAGGCCGGTTGGGGCGATAAAGATGTCCCGTACATCATCGGTGACGGCTATGGGACATCAGATGAGGAGCGCAGCGGCTTCTTCATCGACACCTATTGGTACTGCCGTTTCCTCGCCCCCGATGGTACTATCCTCTGGGAGGGTGAGTCGCCGTACGCAGACCGCAGCCATCCGTTCAGCTTCTGCATCTTCTCATACATCGACGGGAGAATCGTCGGCTACTCCAGCGATGCGATCGACCACAACGTCGCGATGAACCGTGCGGTCGTGCTTCATGACTGGCTGACACGCAGCCAGGCGAAAGGTGTGACCGTCGTTCCGCGCAAACTACTCGGCAATATGGATGAGGTGGACTTCGCGCGGGCATGGACGAGCATCGATGATCTGGTCTTCGTCGACATCAAACCCGGAGAAGAGTCCCTCATGCCGAAACAGTTCAACGGCATCGCCCAGACCTTCGACGTGGGGAACCTGCTGGCCACCTACCAGCGCCTCATGGATAGCGGCTCGCCGGTGAACGGCGCGCTGCAGGGACGCGCACCGGGTGCGAACACCGCCGCCTCGCTCTACCAGCAGATGGCCACGAACGCCTCGACACCTATCGCGGCGCTGATGGAGCAGTTCCGCAATTTCATCGTACTCGTCCTGACGAAGAAGATGAAGAACATCGCATCGTTCTACGATGGAGAGCGCTTCCGGAAGATTGCCGGTCGTGTGGACAGCATCTTCGATATGTCGCAGCTCAACCTCAATGAGGTCGGCGACATGGAATATGACCTCCGCATCCGCGAGAGTGCGAATACGCCGGTGTTCCGTGAGATGCAGGAGCAGGATCTGCTGATCTTCCTCCAGGCCGGCTACATCACCTTCGATGAGTACCTTGAGGCGAGCGGCAAACCGTATGTCGACAAACTCCTCCAGAAACGGCAGGCCCGCCAGGCGGAGATGGAAGATGCGCAGCAGGACGGCGGTATGCCGCAAGGATCGCGGGGGACGATATCCGACAAGGCTATCGCCGCAGCGTCCATGGACACGCGCCAGCCGTCGCAGCTGCCGCCAGGAGTAATCCCCTCTTAGATGAGACCCGCAAGACGAAGGCGTTCCTTGATGAACGCCTTCCTTCGTATCTCACGGTCGCGCGGCGTCAGCGCGTTCCCGCCGAGGCGGTCTGCGGTATGGTAGTAGCAGCCGCTGCGCAGGGTGTTCATCGTCAGGAGTCGTGCCGCCACGCCATATACCCGCTTCTCGAACTTGAATTGCGCCTTGTTGTAGGTGACAAGGCGGTCCGGCCGGAAAGAGTTTGCGGCGAGGTAAATCATCTCGCCAGTGTCGCGGTGCCGCCGCTCTGCCGCCTCCACGCCTTGCCGATAGGTACGCCTGGCCCATAGCGTAACCAGGAGGATTGCGGGTTTCCGGAATAGTTTCTTCAGTGTCTTCATTATTGTAACAATTTTGTTATAAATTGGCAAGGCCGCTGCCATCACCTTCGATGACCTTCCTGCCCTGTTTAGTCGGTTGCTGGATCCACGATGGCACATCCATTTCGTTCCAGCATATCCATAGTCCGATCGCCGTGGCCATCAGCACATCATCGTGCTTCTTCGGCGGGGCGGTGAACTTGTTCTTATCCTGGATGTACAAGCCCATCTCGAGAAGGCATAACTCGCTCGGTTCGTCCCATCTGTCCTCGCGCAGGCAGGCCTTCATGAAGTTGATAATCTTCGGCTTCGTGAAGCGGTTCGTCTGGAACCCGTATATCGGTAGTACCTTCCCGCCGGCCTTCTCTTCCTTCTGCCCGCGCATATAGAGATTCGGGTAGATGTCCCCCACGATGTTGAGAATATACTCCGCGTCCTCCCCGCCGGTGTCCGCTTCCTTCCCCGCCTCGGTCTCCACGGTATTCGACTCTATGACCAGCAGGGCATTGTTATACCATGCCGCCAGGCGCATCGCATCGTATGCGAGGAGATCGTGGTCCGTGTGATAGTGCATCTCCGCCACGACACACGGTCTTCCTGACAACCCTCCGAATTCCGGCATCATCATCAGGCGGTCGAAGACGCGTACGCTCGACCAGTCCGAGCTGTCCCTCGGGCCGCCGATGTCCACTGCGACGAGGTATCGGTCTCGGATGGGGGATGGGTCTGGCTCCTCCCACACCTTCAGGTGGCCGTCGCGGCGCGGAATGAAAGAGATGTCATCCAAAACAGCATTTCCCTCAAATGCCGCGGACGTCAGGTCCCCGCGCATCAGAGGCTCGCGGCACTTCTTCCGTTTCTCCTCGACCTGGTAGAAGTCGAAGACCTTCATGCCGGCGCTCATAAACGCCTCCGTCGCCGTGGATGGCGCTTCGTTCGCCATCTGCATATAGGATGTGTAATCCAGCCGCTTGATGCGATACCAGTTGATCCCCTCCAACGTAGCGCCGAGATTCCATAGCCACCAGTAGTGTTTGCCGGCGTCGCGCCACTTCCCGTCGGTGTTCTCGTCTTCCCGGTGGTCGTAGAGCCAATGCACGAATTCATCCTTTTCTCGGTCGTCCTTGAACGGGATGGTGTCGTGGGGGATATAGAACCACGGTATGAACACAGGGCGGTAGTTCGTCTCGCCGCTCATCGCCGCCACCCACATGTCGTGGAAGTAGTCATCCGATGTCTTCGCCGTGGACTCCATCGCCTGCATATCCAGCGCTCGTTTCGTGATGCCGCCGGATATTGTCGCCACCAGCGCTTCGGGACGTTTGGCTGGGGTATTCGGCCATATGCCAACCTCGGAGTAGTGCGCTCCGTGGATGTTCGACGAACGGAGCGTCTCCGGTTTCTCGGCGCTTCCGATGTAGAAGACAGTCTCCAGGACGCGGGCGTGGGTCTGATCCTTGATGACATAGGCGTTCCCCGTCTGCCCGCGCTGCGCCAGGCGCAGCTGCGTGCCATCCGGCAGGCCGAGGTCCCAGGCGGGGTATGTGGCGACGGCATCCTTGAGCATCTGGAGGATGGTCTCCGAGGCGCTCTGCACATGCGCCGCAATGATGAAACTATGGAACTCGTCGTGGTGAAAGGCGATCCAGGTCTGGTAGAAGATGCAGAATGTCGAGCCGCCCCACTGACGGGCTTTTAGGATGATGATGTCGATAGGTATCCCGGCCTTCCGCATCATCTCGCAGGTCTTCAAGACGATGAGCTGCGGGTAATTGAGGCGGAAGCGGATGATACCGCCGCTTGTCTTGTCCTGTATCTTGATGCAGAAGAACGCCCAGTTACAAAAGTCGTGGCCATGGCGGATCCTGCGGATGCTCCGTTCGATGTCCAGCGGGTCCGGAGCGCCGTAATGCCATTTCTTCTTCTCTATGAACGCCGCGATGCTGCCGGCCCTGGCGATGGCGCGGATCAACGGGTTCTTCATCATCTCTTCGGGCACCCACTGCACGGGGACGGCGAAATCCGGGATACTCAGCTTCACGCGCTTCTCGCCCAGCAACTCGGACAGCCCTTCACCCGTCACCGGGTCGTAATTCGCCCGCAGACGCTCCGCCCGAGTCGCATTCTCGGCGAGGATCTTATCGTAGATATCGGTCTGCATCTTCGGTAATTCTTTTCCATCCACGCCCGGCGGATGCCCCGGCCATGCCCAGCAGGAACGCCGCGATGTGCGTCGTGGCGCTGAAGCGCGGGATGAACACCATCGCGACGGTGATGGCGATGAAGGTAAGTACCGCCGGCTTCTTCCACCATGGAGACGAGAGAGGCGGAGTCCTCAACCCGAGCACCGCATAAAGGACATTGGAGAATCCGATCACTGGCCGCAGGGAGAGCGGGTACACCAAGCAAGAGATGACATAAGGGACAAGGATATCCCTCCAGGTCCTGCAGCGCCGAGGGTCATAGACCATCCATACGGCGATGGCATTGACGGCCAGGTGCCACCACGAAGCATGGAAGAAGGGGTAGGACAAAGCACGGACGGCATACCCGCCATCCGTAAGGAATGGCGGCACGCCGAATGCCGCATGCAGGACGGCGAGGATAAGAATGACCGTCACACGTACCACTTCTTCCTCTTCCTCTGTCTCACAATCTCGGCACGGAGGACTCGCCGCGCGGCATCGCCCGTCATGTAGAATTCCGGTGCCGGTTCGTCGACCAGCAACTCAAGTATCCGCTCGCGCGACAATGTCGTGCCAGGGTGTTCACGGAGATAGCGCCGGTAGTCATCGTGCAGCCGCCACACCATCCTTCGCTGGGAAGAACTTAGGTCGAGGAGGGATATCCCCGCGAAGATACGTCCAAGGAGCAGGGATGCCCGTTTCGCCGAGATGTAGAAGCATGGGGCGGGTTGGCGGGAACACCAATCCCCAGCAGCGGATAGTGAGCTGAAGCGCCCCTCGTCGAGGCCTCTTCGGTATACGGCATATAGAGCTTCTGCCTTCTTCTTCTTCAGTCCCGTGTCTCTCACGACTGTGCCAAGAAGGTAGTTGCTCGCCCGATGCGAAGATATATAAAAAAAGTGAATTCACCAACCGATTTGGGAAATGTAGACCGCGCGCGCCACGCGTAAGGGATAATTTTGGGAAAACAATGAACACCACTTCAATGGCACAGTCAGAGAACAATGTGATGTCGTCGCGTGAACGGATGCTGTCCCGTGCGCGGGAGCGGTTCCCGGACCGGACATTCGCCGACCTCGGTGAAACCCCTGGCGAGGGGACGGCAGACCTGGATGACGCAATCGACGAGATGCTGGAGGACCTCTTGTCCCGGCAGAAGACCAATGATGAGAACAATGCCCGCCTGAACGAGCTCCTGATGTCCGACCCTACGGCAGCGGAGTTCATCCAGCAATGGGTGGAGACCGGCGATCCCCGCACCGCCATCGTCGAGACGTTCGGCGACGACCTCGGCATGAGCGAGGAGGGCCGTGAGCAGTTCCGGGCGCAGCTGGATGGATGGCGGGAACGCAAGGCTCAGAATGACGCACTGGAATCAGAGGCCGAGAGCAACTGGCAGGCCTCCCTCTCCGCGCTGGAAGAGTGGGGCGACGCGAAGAGCCTGTCCCTCGAGCAGAAGAGGGACGTGATGCTCCGCCTGCTCGCCATCACGTTCAACGGCATGGAGAACAAGTATTCCGCCGAGGACTTCGACCTCGCGTATAACGCCATCAACCATGACGCCGACGTCGCCGCCGCGAGGGCCGAAGGCCAGGTCGCGGGGCGCAATGAGCGCATCGCCGCAGCACGGCGCGACCGCAGCGCCGCCGGCGCTATGCCACCGGCCCCGACGGGCGGACAAGGTGGCTTCGTCCGCGAACGCCGCCCTGCACGGGAAGGCGACATCTGGGACAACCTTTCTTCGTAGTCAAACCAAAACATTTTTGATTAAAATGAAAACTTTCAAATTCCTGAAAACTCACAAGATGTGCGTCCTGTCAGCGCTCCTTGTGATCGCCGCGGCCCTGCTGGGTGCGGACCCCGGCTTCGCTATGGCAGTCGACCCCGTGGACCTGGCTCCCGAAGCCAATCCTTCGGACAATCTCAACACCTATGACGCCCAGAGCAACCCCGGAGGCCGTCCGGCCGACGAGACGATCCAGCAGGATGAGCAGGGCGGCAAGACACAGCTCCAGGGTAAGGCCGCTACCGGGACGGACGTCACGGACGCAGGGCTGGAGGCGGAAGACTACGACGAGCGCGTCGACAACTTCAAGAAGTTCGCCTTCCCGATCGAGACCTATGTTGCCCGCCGCTGCCGCGCGCAGAAGGTGAAGAGCTACATCCATAAGCACTACCGCAGCGGTTCGACCGACCTGGTCTCCACGTTCACCGGCAGTTCGTTCAACATCACCGCCGGCAGCAACACCGCCGGCCGCTATGCCTACCAGACGCAGATCCTGACCATCCCCGTGGCCAACATCGACAACCCTGAGGCCCTCCTGGAATACTCCACCGTGGCCGTCCGTGGCGTCGAGGGATACAAGAAGGACGAGAATGGCAACGAGGTGTCCGATGGTGAACTGATCCTCTATGTGCTCGACCACAAGGACAACTCCGAGAATGTGAAGTTTTATGTTATGAACCCGCCGATCAACACCACCGGCACCGCCACCTCCGTCACCTTCGCGGCGAACACCGAGATGTACGTCATGGCTACGGCCTGCTCCGAGAGCCAGATGCATGTCGCTCCGGAGACCTGGCTCCCGGAAGGATTCGACCAGTTCTTGCAGAAAAAGATCGAGACCGTGGTCATCACGGACTACTTCGACGAGCAGACGAAGAAGGTGTCGCACAAGACCCAGCAGGTCCTTGACAACGCCGCGTACAACTTCAAGCGCAAATGCGCCCGTTCCCACTGGAATAGTACGATGGGCAGCAAGGATATCATGGTCCCCGAGACCGGCCGCGAGCGGGTCTATATGGAGAACGGCCTCCTGCGCCAGGTGAACATGCTGTACACCCATGGTGCCGAACTGACCGACGATGACCTCCTGGCCCTCACTACATTGATGTTCACCGATAACGCCATGAGCGAGGATGCTACGGTGTTCTGCGGCAAGAAAGCCCTCAAGCGCTTCATCCGCCTGGTGAACTCCGCTGACAAGTACAAGGATGTCGGCAAGGTCGAGGTGAACAACTACGGCATCCGCGTGCGGAAGTACGAAGACAACTTCGGTACTCTTGAGTTTGTTTGGGACCGCACCCTCGACGACCTCGGCTATGAGGAGTACATGGTCGTACTCGACCTGAAGAACGCGACTCGCTACTATATGGTCAACGACAAGAAGACCACCCGCGACATGAGCAAGACCGGCGAGGCCCGCGAGGCGAAGGAGCACAACCTGAGCCGTATTGACTGCGTGGCCCTGAACGGGTTCAACTCCATCCTCGTCTGCCCGTCGAGCCTCGCGCTCTCCGCGAAGAACACCGGCGGTATCCAGGCTGAGTTCCACAGCGTGGCCGCGCTGCCTACCGGTAACGACCTCACCGCTACGGCGAAGACCTACCGCTACTACCTCACCGCCGATGACGCCGCCTCCGGTTTCAACAAGGGTGACGTGGTTGAATGGAGCACAGACTTCGACGGCTGGGTGAACTACGAAGGCCTTATCCGCGCCTAATACTGAACAACCGAAAGGGGAGGCGCGGCCTCCCCTTTTTTGTCTTAAACCAAAAATACATTATGATTAAAGTCTACGGAGTCCACGGGCGCACCACCGCCCTCATCCGCATCCCCGCCGGGGCAGGACGCGCCTGGCTGGAGATCGAGTTCCGCCGTGGCCGTCTCGGTCTCGGCAAAAGTAACACTGCAGCAACGTACAGCACCGCCGACCCTACGGAGCAGGCCATCATCGAAGACAGCCCGATGTTCGGCGGCCTGATCAAACTGCTCCGCGTCTATGGCGAAGCCGGCAAACAGGTGGCCGCACCGCTGGCCACAGAGAAGCCCGAGGCCGCGGAAGTGCAACACACCGCCGTCCCTGAGGTGACGACCAAGGAACAGGCCGTCGCCTACCTCAAGTCCAAGGGGGCAAAAGCTACGCAGATTCGCGACGACGAGGCGATCAAGAAGTGCGCGGCGCGCCTTGGCATCTCATTCCCCAACCTTGAACTCTAACGCACGATGACCACCCTTACCACGGCAGATGCAGTCATGCTCGTCCGCAAGAACCTGGACGAGACGGACCCCAACGGATCAGTGATGTATACCGACCAGGCCGGCGACAACGCCTCTATCGACGACATCATAGTCAAGATGCTGCCAGAGGCGATCAACACTATCCATATGGCAGCGCCGGTGCAGCTGCTCGAGGGGGTGGAGTTCGAGGCGTCGCAACTGGAAGAAGACTCCGCCGCCATATCGGATGACGGAGTCTTATCCTTCGCGCTGGCCTCCGGCAGCAAATGGCTCCGCCTCGTGGCATTCCGCGCGGCGGATTCTGCGATCGTCGTGAGTGACGTCATCGCGGAGGCATCGCCGGAGGGGCGGAAACAGCTCAATCCGCATATCCGTGGGCGGAAAGACCGCCCGCGCCTTGTGCAGTTGCAGGGACGACATACCGGCCCTGCATTCAGATATTACACACTGGACACATTGGGGGCCGACTACAATGGCTATGTAGCCAACCCCGCCAGCGCCATTGGCGTCCTGGTCTATATCCAGGAGCAAATCTATGACGCCGCGGCGTCATCTTATGACATCTCGCGCAGGCTTCGCCAAAACATCGTGGACTGCCTCACCGCAAAGGTGATGGAGGCATACGGCGACCAGCGCGCAACACAATTCTACGAGAAATCAACAATCTATCCTATACTATAATGGCAGCTAAGATCTTCCCATTCGGTACGGCACTGACTATCCTCTGGCATTTCGCGAAGCCGGACGGAAGCAATTTTAACGTGGAGGGCTACACCTACCGCCTCTACTACCGCACAGGCAACAAGGAGACCGAGGTGGAATCCCCGATGCTCTCCTCATCGGGTAACACCATCACCTTCACCATCCCTGCGACCGCGCCCGTCGCACCGGGCGAATATGCGCTCCGGCTGGTGCTGTTCCAGCACGGGAGTCTGTTCTGCCGGTTCGTCTACAACAACGCCTTCGTCTTGTCGCGCCGTATGGCCGACGCTTCAATCGCGGAGGAGCAGACGAGCGAAGGTAGCGTCGTCAACCTCTACACCGTGGCGGAATATTATATGTTCTCGCCAGTCATACCGATCGTCAGCAACAACGGCTACTGGGTCGTCAACGGGGAGACCGTAGTAGATGGACGTGGCAATCCCGTCCCGTCGTCCCACACCCTGACATATGATGAGGAGACAGGGGAGCTGGTCATCGACCAGGGCCGCAGGGACGGCAGTGGCGCGAGCATCGAACAGCGCATCACCTCCCTCGCCACCGCTCTCGAGAGCCAGGAGGAGCGTTATACAGAAGCCGAAACCGCGCGCGGCAATCTTTATGCAGCGGCTGAGGCGGAGAGGAACAGTGAATATGAATCCGCAGAGAGCGGGCGCGAAACTGCCTACCAGGCAGCAGAGGGGAACAAGGCCTCCAGCGAGGCCGGCGATGGAAGCCGCTGGGGAGAATTCAAGGAGGCCGAGGGCGAGCGGACAAGGCTCGCAACGGAAGACCACCAGCAGGCTGGGCTGGACCACCAGCAGGCCGAGTACGACCATGGAGAGTATGAGTCAGACCATAGACGGTCGGGTGAAGACCATGAGGTGGCCGAAAGTGATCACCGCCGTGCCGTGGAAGACCATGCAACTGCGACCAACGACACATCCAGGGCACAGGAGGATCACGACCGCGCCGAGGAAGATAATGCCCGCGCAGCCTTAGATCACGATCAGGCGGAAGACGATCATATTGGTGCCTATATTGATAGGCAGTCCGCAGAATCAGACCGTGGCCTGGCGGACTCCGACAGAATGCGCGCAGAAAGCGACCACAACACTGCCACGGAAGACCACATGCGCGCTGAGCAGGACCACACGACCGCCGCGAGTGACCATACCACGGCAGCTAATGACCACACACGCGCCGAGAGCGATCACGCCCGAGCCGAGCAGGACCACACGGCAAGCGCAGCGGCAACAGGGGCAGCAAACGAGGCGGCTCAGACCGCTACCGAAGCGGCGGAGGCGGCAGATACGGCACGTGAGAGCATCGAAGGCGAGCTGTCGAAGAAAGCGAATACCGACGGCTACTACGGCGGTATGACCGTCGGCTCTGCGGAAAACCTCGTCGGGCGCGGAAGCGTAGAGGCGGAGATTCAGGGCATCCGCACCAGCGCCGGGCAGGAGGACATCGGCACTGGCGCAGCGATTATCCGGGAGGTGCGGGGCAAGAGCTTGGTGTGGAATCAGCTCATAGATTCGCTGAATGCAGAAAAATACAGTTCAACAGGAGGGTATGGCGCGGATCTTACCATTTCTGACGGTATCATCAGCATGGACTTCTCTCGGCAGTATGGCGGGAAATATAACAAAGTAGGTCTCGTGAGTGGCCATTTGTATTATGCGACATTCTCGTATAAAACAAGCGTCGCCGGTTTAACTTGCGGATTCGGCGTTTTCAACTCTGTTTCCGCCGTGGGGCTAAGAACTTCTACTTCCGACACAGAGGGTAACTGGATAAGGAAATCTGGTATTTTTTACCCTACGGTGAATGCTGACTGGGGATTTTTCGCTCAAGCAAGAACATCAGGTACGATTGGTCATTGCGACTTCAAAGATGTTTGGATAACCGACCTCACCTTGATGTTCGGCAACGAACCTACAACCGTCGATGAGTTCGAGCGGATGTTTCCGCTGCCGTACTACGAGTACAACGAGGGGACGATTATCAACAACGAGGCGACGGGCCTGCGGACGCGGGGATTCAATCTCTACAATCCCGTCACGGGCAAGGCTGTTCTGCCGGGCAAGTATTCGGACTATCCCTACGAATACGAGATTTGCGGCGCTTTCACCAGCGTCAGTTTTGAGGACTACGCGGGCAACGTGAGCGTCCCCGAACTGACCGACGGACGATTCTTTAATGTTGACGCGCCTGGTGTGCTGACCGTGGTCGGCGGAAACGCAACGGACACCTGCGTTCACCTTGTGTGGTCTGGATGGCGAAACTACGGTCAGCCTGATTATGTGTTCGAGCCGTATTGGGAGAATACTCTGCCGCTGAACATCAAGACCATCACTGGCAAGCTCAATGGCGAGGGCGAGAGTGTGACTATCTATCCGGACGGTATGCGTGGCGTCGGAACGGCCTACGACCGCCTCATCGTTGACCCGGATGGATTCGCAAGAAGGGCGGTTGTTAGAATGGGCGAACGGGCATACGCAGAAGGGGATGAGTCCGATGTGACCGTCGTAACGGACAAGACCAACACCGTCTATCCGCTCGCCACCCCTCTTGCCTACGTCCTCGACACCCCCATACCGCTGACCTATATGGTGGATGACTTCGGCATCGAGGCCAAGCTGCCCGTTGACACGGCGGAACTTCCGACCGGGCCGCTGCGCTTCGCCGTGACATACCCGTTCAACGCGGTTGATAAGCTCCGCCGCCAGCGGAAGGAGATGGTCCCCGCCAATAACTTCGACCAGTTCCTCGTCCTCCTCGGACAAGCCTACGGCGGAACTTGGAATCGCACCTACGACGCGACGACCGACGACCAGATATTCACCTACACCCCGCCGGAGAGCGAACCGACGGGAACAACAGAAAATAACGAATAACCTATGGAACATATCATCATAACCACCCTATCCGACGGTATGCTTCGCCTCGAACCGGAGGCAGGGTATATCCTCTACAACGACTACACCGGGCAGCGGTATGCCGAGGCCATCGTCAAGACCACGGCGGGCTTCCGGGCCGTCCTCTCCGGCATCCGGCCTACGCCCCACGAGCGGACGCTGGAGGACGCCAAGACCGAAAAACTTGCAGCCCTCAAAGCCTACGATGCAAGCCCGGCGGTCAACTCTTTCTCCCTCGGCGGGCAGTCTATGTGGATCGCCCCGGACGAGCGAGCGAACTACATCCTTACGCTGCAAGGGGCCAAGCGCCTCGGTGTTGAGACCGTGACATTCCTCGGACAGCAGATCCCCGTTGACACCGCGCTCCAGATGCTCGATGCCGTCAACCTCTACGCGATGCAATGCGTCGGCGTGACCGAGTCTCACGCAGCCGCGATCAACGCGCTGACGAGCATCGAGGCCGTGGATGAGTACGACTATACGCAGGGTTATCCGGAAAAACTCTCGTTCTAACCGTTACTAACACGTTACTAACGCTATGACTACATTTTCGCTGATTACCACAATTTTGGCCCTCGTTATCTTCGTGGGCTTCGTCGCGATCTCCGTCCGCAAGTTCGGCTGGCTGCGGTCGTACTCGGCCTATGCCGCCAAGTGGACGGAGGTAGCGCAGATTAACAGACACACGCACCTATGGAGCATCGTCACAGTCATCGTCGCGCTTCTGATGGCGTGCGGTATGCTGGAGCAGGGCGATGGACACCCGCTCCAGTTCCTCGGATTCTTCGCGCCGGTGTACCTGGCCATTGTTGCCTTCACCCCGGAGTATGAGACCAACCGGGAGCAGCACATCGTCCACGTGATGGGCGCTCTTCTCTGCGCAACGGCATCCGTTGCGTGGTTGTGGTTCGCCGGGCCGCAGGGCACGATCATCTTCTCGCTGATGGTCGCCTGGCTGCTCGGCATCTTGACGCGCAGCATCAACAGCTCGCTCATCTTCTGGGCGGAGATGGCGATGTTCGGGGCGGTCTTCACCGCACGTATACTCACTCAATAACAATGCCAACGAAAAAACCATCCGCGCCGAAACGGCAGACCAGACGGCCATCGCAGCGCCCGGCTCCGACGAAAACATTACGCCCGGCCATCGCACCTCATCCAAAAACCTTGAGCAATGGACAACCCCGACCTAAGAAGCGCCGTTAAGGAAGCGTTCGCCATACTCCGCAAGGCTACGAGAATCTCGCAGATCGTACCATTTGTGTACCTTTTCTTCTTCGCGGTCTACTTGTTGGCCGGCCAATTCCTTGAAGATTGGATCTTGTGCGCTGCTGACACTCTCTTCAGTGCGAGTCCCATCGCAACGGCGGGTATGCTTATCGCATCAAGGCTCTTCAAACTCTGCGTCTGGCACAAAGCAGCATGCCTATTTCCGACAGTCTCTCAGGTCGAAGGATACATAGACAGCTTCGTGCTCACCTTCACGCAAGAAGAGATCATCGTTATCCATTCTATCCTCGCGTTCGCGGTGATATTCTTCCTATTATCTGCTTATATTCATTTCTTTGCATCGGATGAAAAATGATATAGACATCAAGAAAGAACTGAGGATGATCCTCCGATATTACGACATGCGTCTTGATGACTGCACGATGCGCGAGGCGAAAGCCGCATACAAGATGTTCGTCGAGCATATGGACATCGATGGCACGCTGGACGACTTCGCAGAATTCTACGGCAAGTCCAAGGATGCCGTCAGCAGCGTAATCAAGCGCCGAATGATCGAGAAACCCAAGCGTAACGTAGTCCTGTATCCTTTCCACGCCTTCCGGAAGATAATCCCAGATAGTTGGCGCGCAAAGCGCTAATATTCAATAAGTAAACTATATCTCGCCCGTTACTTCCGTAGCGGGCGTTTTCTTTCGAATTTTGCCATACGAACCATTTAAAATTATGTGTTATGGCAGAATCTACTGTAGTTTACACTCCCGAACAGAACGGGGGTAGTGTGCCGGCTTGGATGCTCGCCCAGAACGGTGGCGGGCTGTTCGGCAACAATGGCTGGGGTGGTGGAATCCTTGGGTTCTTCCTCGGCCTTCTCTTCGGTAACGGTTGGGGCGGCTTCGGCGGCTTCGGAAACGGTTTCGGCGGAGGTGCCGGTGCCGGGTTCCTCTCCAACCAGATCAACAACGACAGCGGTCGCGAGTTGCTGATGAACGCAATCAACTCCAACGGCGAGGCTTCTCGTGCCGCGATTGCGAGCCTCTCGACGATGCTCGGCCAGGACTTCAACCTCGTCAACAGCGGCGTCAGCGCCATCCGCGATGGCATCGCCACGTTGACTGCGCAGACGGGCATGTCCTCCCTGCAGATCATCAATGCCATCCAGAGCGGCAACGCTTCGCTCGC